TTGGTGGGCTAGGTAAACCTTCATTAAATAAAGTGATAGAAATAAAACAAGAAGACTTAGAATATTGGCTATCGGGCGCGCTCGAAGGCGGTTCAAATTATTGGTACCTAATAATTAATGATTACGATAAGAGCGGTTTTGATAAGAAGCGTTGTACTATAGATAACTTTGCCAGATCATTACTTGAGACGCACAACTTTTCGATCAAAATATATGACATCGAAAACTTTGGTGAAGACGAAGATTTAGATTTAGATCCGAGCGGTGCATTACTTGGCGAAATATCTTTGGCAAATATTTTTAGGGGCATGGACCTAATGAAGGAAAATTATAGGGATATGTATGATAGACTTTTAAGTGGTGATTACGACGCGGACGATTGCGATGTATGGCTCCAATTAATAGTAATGGGCGACGTAGTATTCTGCTAGGACGTCTACAAATTGCTCGCGTTTGTCTATAAATTAAGACTAACTAAAGCATTAGAATTACCTTTGAATTATAATTAATCGAACAATTAGCCACCTCCTGGTGATATAGGTTAACCAGGTTTTGTAATGTTAGGAAGCGAATATTTTGAGTATTATTTAGTTGAAGAGGAGCAAGAGTTTTTTAGGAACAATTTGCTTAATCAAAAGACTGAAAGTTATTTATGGGAATACTTAGATAGGGATTTTGATTCCTTTAAGGATTTTCTCACCCAAGCATTTTGGTTTAAGGAAACTCCCGAAGGTAATGAGTATTGGGAATTACTATGTAGCATTAGAAATGATATGCACGAAAAGAAAGTAAAGATTATCCAGGATTTTATCCGTCTTCAAATTACAGATGAACATCAACTACGCAAGTTATTGTTGCGGGCTGAAATGCATGTAAGACAATATGGTACAAACGAATTTTATTATTTTAGAGATGAAGAATAGAGCAAAAATTATTAATGCAATCAAAGATTGTTCCTTAGAGAAGTTAGATATTAATACATTATTAGATATCGCGTCAATGAATGACGAAGAGCTTGTACAATACCTGGCCCTGGAATTATATTCATTAAAGTATGAGTATGAAAATCTTTTAGACAAATCAATTGTCACTGAGAATACATTGTTTGAAAAAGTTAAAGAATTAGAAATCAAATTAGCCATCAAGGAGACATGTTAAATTTTAATATTTTATTAAATCCTTTTACGCGTAGGATGTTAATATCATCGCGGATCAATAAGATAAGCCATGAAGTGGTAATCGAATACGGAGATTTAGACGAATGGCATGCATTTATGTTTGACGATGAAGTGTTTGATATCCACCTCTTATACGAAGGAGAATTAGAAATTAGCATCTATAGGGTAACGGAAGGGAACACCCTGGTAAATAAAGATGATTCAATCCATGTTAAATATAAAATTATTTGCAAGGATGAGTTTTAAAGAGAAGCCTACTAAATCAGATTACTTTTGGGCGTTTATGTCTTATGTAATTTTGTATTTAGTATACAAGTTAATAGTCCCATAATCACGCGGTAGTTCCGCTCTCAACAATTTAATTAAACCAAATGAAAAAAAGATTTGTAATAGAGGCTATTGCTATAGCCATTTTAATCACATGTTTATTGGTGATATGGATTAACCTTACCATAAAAGAAAAAGAGGTTTATATCAAAGGGCATGTGCCGTATGAAGAGTTTGGCATAGAAACGTCTAGTGATATCTATGTAGATAATATGCTTAAAAGACCATACACTAAAAATGGCAGATTGGTTAAGTACAAAGGTGAAGAGTAATTAAAATTTATAAATATAAAATCAAATAAAAATGGAAAAAAGAATTGAGTCGACGGTTATTTCTCGTCATGGAAACCTTATTAATATTTATGCAGTAGAAAATCCTCTTGTTAGGAAAGAAATGCTTAAGCCCTATAGCTCTTATGAAATTGAATATAGATTTGGGGCAAATGGTTCAGATACTTTTATAGGAGAATACATTGATTGTACTCCCGAAATGAGAAGTCTAATCTTTACTCATCCAACGAAAGGAGAAGGGAGAAGAATTATTGTTCCAACAAATAATATTATTAAATTACGTCATTTGTTTGATAAATAATTTGAGTTATATTTGTGAGTATTATTTTGAATTGCATTGAGGGATGTGATTCAAAGTATAGGCTAAAATCCTATCGCCCAAGTTTCTTCCCTCAAGGACTTGGGCATTTTTATCTTCAATGGATCTAGAATTAATGGCATTTATGGCGGTAGTTAAAGTTAAGCTGATTCATACTCAAATGGACCTGGCTGACTACCAAAAAGCATTATCATTTGCAACTCCCGAAATGGAAGCCTTTGATATTTTATTAAAAAATGCAGAAGAACTAGTAAAAGAAATTCAGTTTTACGAAAATAAATTAAAAGAAATATGAGTTGGTTTGCGGTGATTTCTTCGGAGATATTAGTGCGAAAAGATTTGTCTGCTAATGAGAAATTATTGGTTGGATTAATACAAAGTTTATCCCATCAAAAGGGACATTGCTTTGCAAGTAATTCTTATATGGCTGAATGTATTGGAATTTCAGCAAGTTCGGTTAGGCAATACCTAAAATCTTTAGAAGATAAGGATATTATTACTAGGGATTTAAAGAAAAAAGAGTCTGGAGAGGTTGAAATAAGGGAAATCAAGTTGACTACCCCTCTGCCGAGAAATCACCATACCCCTAGTGAGAACTCACTACACCCTCTGCCTAATTCTCACCCCCCCTCTGCCGAGAACTCACTACATAATAAGAGAGATAATAATAAAGAGAATAAAAAAGAAGAAATAGTTAACAATCGATTTGAGGAATTTTGGGAATTGTATGGGAAGAAAGTAGGTAAAGAAAAAGCAAAGCTTAGTTGGATTAAACTAAAAGAAAAAGAAAAAGATGATTGTCTATTGGCGATCCCGAAGTACACCAAAGCTAGACCCGATATAATTTATCGAAAGGACCCTGAGCGTTACTTAAAAAATAGAGTTTGGGAAGATGAGATTGTAGGTTCCAATCTGAATATTAAATCAGAACCAATTGATCAAAAACAATTTGAATTAATCATACCAGACAAATGGCTTTAAATAAAAAAATAGTAATTGAAGATTTTTTCCTAGAGGAGGATGTTATTGCATACCTACTAGAGAATTCTCACATGGTTCAAGATGCTTCTAAGATTATAACTGATAACTGCTTCGTAGACTTGTTGTTTAAGGCATCATTTAACGCAATGGTTGAATTATCTATTGACAATAAGGTATTCAATCGTTACGATGTTTTTAGATTGCTTAAATCAAAGAATTTGTCTATAGGTGTAGATCCATCGCATTTGCTAAGTTTGTTACCTAAGGGCAAAGTAGAGTTACCTAAGGTTTGCGGTGAGCTAAAAGAATTAGAAGTTAAGAGGATTGCTAATGACTTATCAATCTCTATTCAACAAAGTCTAGCTAATGGCGACGACATAACAAAGCTTTCGAGCGTAGTAGAACTAGGGTTGGCGGAAATTCAAAATGGTCCGCTCTCAACTGAAATATATTCCCTTGACAATGTCTATGAATCCGTAATGGATAAAATGGAAACCAACGCTGGGGTGCTTAAATTTTCGGGCGTTGACACTGGTTCGCGTAAACTTAATTACGTCCTTGGGGGTTGGCAACCAGGAGTAACAATCATTGCAGCTCGTCCTGGTATGGGTAAGACTATTGCTGGGTTAGAGCATGCGAAATCTGCATCAAAGACGGGTGTTAAAGTATTATTTCTTTCGTTAGAGATGCCTAAAGAATCATTAGTTTATAGATATATATCTAGTGAATTTGAGGATTATAAGTATTCTGATTTAAAGGCAAATCGTATTAGCAAAGAAGATGTAACTAAGATTAGAAATTCTAATGCTAGGGTCCTTAAGCAACTGCCTATTTCGTTTTACGATTCTGATAATCGAGATGTTAACTATTTGAATCTACTATTGATTAAGGAGTGTAGGAAGAATGGCATAGGACTAATAGTTATTGACTATCTGCAATTAATACGCGACAATCAAATCAAAGATCAAAGTGACTTCGCCCAGGTATCATCCGTATCGAATAAAATTCAGAAGCTTACTCGCAAGTTAGGGATCCCAATTGTAGCGTTATCTCAGTTATCCCGGAGCGTTGAATCCAGGGCAAATAAGCATCCAATGTTATCCGATTTAAGAAGCAGTGGTAATATTGAGCAAGATGCAATTGTGGTTATTCTATTATACCGAGACGATTATTATAAATACGTTGAAGCTAAAGAATCAAATCAGCCCGTAGCTCAGATGGACAACAAGCTATTGTATATTATTGCCAAGAATAGAGACGGAGAGGTTGGCGATGTTAACAGAATTGTTGACGTTAAAACAAATAGGATTGCCGATGAAGAATCAGAATTGTTTGGATTTAAGGAACCCCAGGTAGCATTTATAGATTCAGCAATCAATAAGATTCAACCTAATTTTGATGATATAACAATTAGACCATTTTAATTATGACGCCCAAAGAAAAAGCAGAGGAATTGCTATCGCATTATAATTCAATTTTAATTAATGGGATGAATCACGGAGGAGCAAGAGCTTATGCTTCATATATATGTGCATTAATTGCAGTAGATGAAATAATAAAATTCGGTAACGAGCAAGGCATTAGAGAGCCAATGATGTATTGGTATAAAGTTAAGGAGGAACTAGAAAAACTATGAATATATATAAAGAGTTAGCTAAGTTTAAAAACGTTAAGTACCACGACGAATTCCATAAATACTATATTGGAGAGCAAGAACTTATTAGCGGGACCGGGTTTATTGGCACGTTTAAGGAGAAGTTTGATTCTGCGAATATGGCAAAGTCATCTGCTAAGAAGAAAGGTGTTTCAGTAGAAGAGATCCTTTCTGATTGGGCTTTTAAAGGTAATTTCTCCAGGACCAAAGGAACGCTTCTGCATGATTATGCTGAAAACTATTGGCAAAATAAAGTGTATCCTATTGACTACAAATCATACGAGCAAGAGTTTGGAGAAGGATTAATGGAGGGCAGACTTAAAGAATGCCTTAGGATGTTTCATCAGTTCTACGAAGACTCAAGTTCCGCTCTCAACCCTATTGCATTAGAGCTTGTGGTAGGAGACTCTGAAATAGGAATTGGTGGTATGGTAGACGGGTTATTCTGGAATCAAAAAATGGGAGAGCTTCAAATATGGGATTATAAAACTAATAAGGAGATTGCAGAATTTTCAAAGTATAGGAAAAGAATGCTTGCACCAATTAATTTCTTGCAAGAATGCGAGCTTGAGACTTATTCTATTCAATTGAATCTTTATAAATATATTATTGAGAAGAATACTAATCTTAAGATCGGGAGATGCTACCTAATTCACATTCACGAAGAGCAAGAAAAATATAATGTTATCGAATGCAAAGAATATCAATACATCGTTGATATGTTAATTAATCATAAATCAAAACAAAAATGAAAGAAGAAATTGCCGATTTAATTACAGATGTAGGAAGCTCCATAGAGGAGGCTTACAGAAGAGGACTAGAGAAAGGTGGCCTAGGGAATAAAGCTATTCTTGATTCTAAGAAAGATATGCTATCAAAGTTTGATTTATATGTTCATAAGAACTATAGAAGACTTGAGGATGCAGAATATATTTTATTCATAGATAAAAACGACAAGTGGGAAAGAGCACACTACAAAGAAAAAGTAATTAAGAACTTTTTATTATCATACGACGATGAGGGGACAAATTAAAGCAAGCAAGGAGATACAGAAGTATCTAGACCTACACGGCATACCGTATCTAAAATTAGATGGGACAATAAATCTGCTAGTAATGAGGGCTAATAGCAGATGCCACTATGCGGTAATTGAATTTTTTGAGATGAGTGATGACTACTATCGTTCTGATAAAATGAAAACCTTCACGTTCAGCAGATTGTGGGGGACAACAAAAGAAACAATCGTAACAAGATTGAATAACTATTTAAATAATTAAATAAAGTGGCAATTCGGAAATACCGAATAACCACACAATGTTAGATAATCAAACAATGGAAAAGAAAACAAAATTAAGTCTATCGACTAACGACACAACAATGTCAATCGAGTTTGACAACTGGGATATAGACCTAGACCAATACTTTCAAGCGTTTAAAACACTGTTAGTTGGGGTAACCTTTACTGAGGAGCAAATAGACCATTGGATTATTGATGAAGGAGAGGTATTGGCTTCAGATAAGGAAATTGATAGGGCTAAGAGTAATTTATTTTAACATTAAACAGATTTTACAAAACGACGGCTATTTGCAGAACACGCTTTATGTTATGATGATGGAAAATTCCAACAGTAATTGGGGCAAAGTCATATAATGAGGGTAAAATCCAACACATTATATGCAATCGGGTATAACCATTTAATATTTTGAATAATTATATGTAATAGGGTATAAATAAAATAAATTATGACAAAGAAAATTAAATTAATGCACTACAGACTAGACGACGAGGTCTGCGTTGTGGACTACAACGACTTGAAGGTCTCTTACTACGGGAAGAACGGGCATCACTACAACTTATTAGGAGCAGTAAGTGACAGAATAGAAGCTTTCTTAATGAGAAGGAAGTGGAATAAGATTACATCTGCTACCTTTGCTAAACTAAAAGAAGAACTATATGTCGAACAAACTAATTAATGCGAAAAGAATCATCTGGTACAAATCTAAAGACACTATATGCTATAGGTTTTTTGGTTGGGGAATTTACGGGATTAACACTAAAGCTAGCTGGATCCCATTTTCGATCAAGCATGGCTTTAAAAAGCTTCCAATCATAAAAGGATATTACATTGAATTCATGATACCACTATGGCTCCAGAAAATAAAGAATCGTATTACAGCCAGGCTATCACTTGGGGAGAAAAATACTTATGTGAGAATAAAGAAGCGCAATCCTTTAAAGTAAAGCTAGGCGAAACAATCTTAGATGACTTACACTTTGTATCAGTCCAGGTTGAAAGAATTAAACACAATGTAGGAAGAGAAAAACAAGGAGCATATAGTAGGCTCCGGGAGTTTAAACATTTCTACGAAAAGATTAAGGCAAATAGTTTGCTTGATAAACTAATTTAGTTACCTTTGTGATATCAATTATATAATATAAAAAAATGAAAGCAAGAATCGGAAATTTTATTAAGGTAAATAACGAAGGTAAAAAACCTTCTGAAAACAATTATTATTATCCAGTAATTTTAAAGGACATGAATTCTGGAGGCAGGATATCAAACTTTATTTTCACAGAGGCAGAAATTAATTCAGCTTATGATAGGGCGATACGAAACCAAGAGGATTGTTTAGAAAGAAGTTTAACGTCTCATATCCTGGATTAATGAATAAGCTACAACAGATATTAGAGAACTTCCCAGACGAAGGATTTATAATAGTAGACGGATATGATAATGCAGTCATAGGTGTTGACACAAATAGCACTCCTATGCGTTTAGTATATTCTGTTAGCGAAATGATTCAGTGTCTAATAGATGAAGGAATGACTGAAGACGACGCAATTGATCATTACGAATACAATACCGTTAGATCTTTGCCATATGTTGAAAATGCTCCGATACTTGTTAACACAGATTTCTTTTAAGTAATGTACCACAAGAAAGATAAGTTAGATTGCCCTTGGTGCGGAAAATTATATGAAGAGGAATTTGCGGAAGCAAATATCGCCAAGACAATTAAATGTATCGAATGCGAATATTCTTTTAGGATAAAATTAAATAAGTCTACCTACATATCCCTTAATAGAAGATTAGACAATACAGTAAAAATATCTAGGAAGCAACAACTTAAAAAAGACAAAGAGTACTTTGACAAAATAACTAATCGTTACATTAAAGAACTCTTAGGGAAACAGAATCAAGAATTATTTGACGAGGTATTTACGAAAGGAAGATTTGAATGGGTTAGAGAGGTTAGAAGTAAAGTTGTTTTTGAATGTTATGTTATGGGTTTAAATATAACAGAAATTAAATCATATTTTAAAAGCAACGGTGGTAGGATTAGACCTGAAACAATTAAAAATTATATAAGTTAAATGAGAAGATTACTTACAGACAACGAGATTCGCAATATGGTATGTTACTATGCTAAGTGCCAATCTCTAAGGGATTTTATAGATGAGAAGGTTGTCTCTTCGCAATTCCACTATCAAAAAGTTAAGCAATATACCAATCTTCTCATAGGAGAACTTGAAACCCAAGTTGACGTTATAATGAAAGCTAATGGAGGGGAAGCCCAAGCGGATGTATTAGATCAATTTGTTAACGCATCTATCCAGGCTGATTATTTGTTTAATGTAGCATTAAAACTTGAAGGAATTGATTACGATAAAAAAATGGAGTGTACAACTAAAATATCTGATATATTAAAAAGTTATGGAATCGAATAGCGAAAACATTACAACATTTACCGACAGCATAGTGTTTGATACTATCAAGGATATGGCGGCTAGGGCTGAAGTAGGATTGAATAAGTACAATACTACAATGGACAGAGAAGATTTAATTGCATCTGATTGGGTTCAGCATGCGTATGAAGAAGCTTTAGACATGGCACTATACCTTAAGCGATTAAAGAAAGATATGCTTGCAATGGAAGAAGAATTAAGGGCATTCAAAACTCAGGCAATGATTAGATCAAAACTTGCAGACGAAGCTGTTAAAAATTCTACTTGCACAACAACTAATAGTGGCACGAAACTTGTATATGATTTCGTACCTAAACCAAATGAAGCTATTACCGGCTCAGACGATAGTACCGTAAAAAGAGCCTGGCATTTTTGATTGATAGTACCATATATTTTTTTGTTTAAAATTATTTAAAACTACTTGGCTTTGCTGGGTAGTTTTTTTTATTATAAATAATTTGCATTATAAATATTTTTAATTACCTTTGCAGAGGTAATATTAATCAAATGAAAAGAAAAACATACAGCGATGTGCTCCGCCAGGCGGAGGCTATTGCACAAAATCCTTTAAATAGGAACCGTAGGGGCGATTTTAACGAACCTACTAAACGTAGAATAAGTAGATTATCTTTGAAGGTAGCATACTTATCACAATTTGAAGTAATTAACAATTAAACCAAACAAATTTTAATCATGGCAAGAGCTGACGAGTACAAATCAAAAACAGAATCTCCAGTTAAAAAGTATTTATCTTGGAGTTCAAATGAAAAGTGTTTTACCTATTGGGATAAAGAATCTCAATCAAACAAAAAAATGGAAGTCCCATTTTCGTTTGTGCATTTATCTGACATGTCCTGCATTAAAGGATGGCATGATGCATCTTCTTCTGGTATTTACTCCAATGAAGTTAAGAATACTACAAAGGAAGAATTAAATGTTCGTGCATTTAAGGGTGGTGATTTAATCAAAGGCATGTATCGCGACATTAAAGAAAAAGTTAACGCCTTAGGAGGAGATTATCACGCAAGCATTTACGGTTTTGCAAACGGAGAGATCGTTAATATCTCATTTAAAGGAGCGTCTTTAAAGGCTTGGAGTGATTTTGCAACAGAGTCTAGATCATTGTTTTTATCTAGCTTAATTACTGTATCTGGGGCATTAGACGCAAAAAAGGGATCTGTCAAGTATTCTGTTCCTGTTTTTGTGGTAGGGACTGGTATATCATTATCAGTTAGCGAAGAGGCTGAAGACGCTCATACGGTTTTATCAAACTATTTTTCGGCAAGAGTTGTTTCTGCTGAATCACATCCATTAGAAGTCGTAGCCCAAGAAACTAATATCCCAAAGTTTGAAGATGCCCCAGTTTTTGAAGACAATCCTTTACCTTTCTAATATGCAAGATTTAGTTCAATTAAAAGATAGCCCTTTATTAAATGCTAATAAAGATGAAATGAGTAGCATGGTTAGTTCTTATATTCAAGAACTAGCTATGCATGGGGGTAATCCTGTACTTGATTTGGCATTGTGCAAAAAGTACATATTCCTTCTTGAGGAATTATCTAAAAATTTAACTCCTTTTGCTGACGAAGAACTTGGTAAGTTTGAAAATGCCGAAGCAAAGATTGCTGGCACAGAATTAAAGCGTGTTGAGTCTGGCGTTAAGTATGATTATTCTGACAATAAGGTTTGGGGAGAACAAAAATCTAAAGTAGACGAAGAGGTATCAAAACTTAAAGATATTGAAACTTTTGCTAAAGGATTGAAAAGTAAAACCACCATTGTGGATGAAACCACTGGAGAAACATTCGAGTACTTCCCTCCGGTAAAATCAAGTACAACAACTGTTAGAGTTACAATAAAATAATTATACCATGAACCAACAAAAAGAATTTAATAGTGTCTGGGAGAATATCTATTTTCAATTAGAGTTAGCCCACAAAAATAAAATCGAATCAGCAAAAAATCGTTTTAGGGCTACTGATATTCTGTATCTTGTTTGTTGTTCCATTATGTTAACTTGATTAAATCTTCTTCGTAAATAACTTTCTTTTTTAAGTGTTCTAACTTGGGATCCTTATACATTACTATCATATCAACTGCTTTGGCGAAATACCCCTCAAACCTTTTACTTGGATAACATATAACAAATGCACAGAAGTCGTTTTCTTGTGGCGTTATTGTTACGGGATCGTTTGGATAAAACAACCAACTTATTGGAAATGTATTTGATGTTGACATACACGATTTAACATGGATATTAGTCCCCTCGCTAATGATATCTGCGTCATAAGATTTCATATCTGCCGGCAAAATAGATACGTCAGGGAATGATGCTTTCTTTTTAACGCTAATAAGAAAATTCCATACAGCAAATTCAGCTAACTTCCCAAGATAAATCCCTGATATCAATTTCTCTGGGCTACTTTTATTTGTATTTGTATAGACTGATTTATTGCTTGTGTTATAAAATACTTCTTTTGAAAAAAGATCTGCTACTGATTCCTGGTATGAACTAGGAGGTATAAGTTGTACTTTCTTTATTTGCATAAGATATAATTGAGAATGTCATTTTATAGTGTTTCTTTCCCATTGTTAATACGGGAATAATTGTAACTCCCTTACAAAACTTTTTAGTATCGTCGGTAAGGATATCAATATGCCTAAGGAAGTCTTCTCCAATCTTGATTAATATAATGGTATTTGTTGGATCTAATCTGCTATTGTACTCTAGTTTAACAGAGTATTCATTAACTTTCTTATACTTGCCATTAAGTAACTTCCCAAACAAAGAATGGAATTGGTCCTTAATCTTGTTGCGTATTGTCCAGTGCTTACCTGCAAAGAACTTGTTTAGTGATACATCTATATCGTGCCACTCAAATACAATCTCATCTACCTTATCATTTTCCATTTTTTTGCTTCAATACTTATTTTGAATTCTTCTTGTACATCTTTCCAATAACACTTATCATCAAAACTTGCATGATTTGTATTCTCTGCTAACTCATTCAGAAAATAAAAGATAATAGGAACCTGCCCATTATATAGGGCAAGCTCCACTAATTTATCTGCCTTTTCGGCTGGTTTTAGATTACTAGGATTAATCAATGTATTCTTATCTTCTTGCTGTTAATAGTTAACACTACATCTAAAGAAGCATCATATCCATTCACTACAAGA